GTCAAAGCAGCGATGTCGATCAAAGCTTGTTCTAATGAAGTTTCGTTTAAGTCAGCGGCTGTTGCTAACGTGTTACTGAAAGTTCCAGCAATTGTAGGGTGAGCTGTGCTAAATAATGCTACACCATCACCAGATTGGAAAGTTCCAAATCCGTTGTTTAATGGTGCTGCACCTTTAACTTGTTTCGTGCTCGCCATAGATCTTGCTAGTGCTTTTGTGTATCTAGAAGCAAGTCTGTCATACAGGTTATCTTCAATAGCTTCCTCAGTGATTGCAAAAGCGAGAGCGATTGTCTCGTTAGTGTATCTTGCTGTGAAAGTTTCTTGCGCATTGTCAAAAGCTACTCCAGATCCTTCTGGTTTTACTCTTGCTTGTGCGAAACCTGACAACATAACTTCTTCTTCAAAAGCTCTGTCAGATGACTCAGTAGTATAAATTTCAGCTGCCTGATTTTCATACTGTTTATATTCTAGTCCAAATAGTGCATTTAGACCAGGCTCTAGTTCTTTGACTAGTTGATTACGTGATATTGCCATAGTATTAAATACCTCCTATTATATACTAGCTGTCGCTTTCAAGAAATGTTCGTTAATCATAACTCTCCAAACAACGTTGGCAGAGCCAACTTCGTTGTTATCAGGGTCTCTTGATATTCCTAACACTCTTAATTGCGCCGATCCAGTACCGCCACCAGTTAATGTAGAGTCGTTTAACGTGCTTTTTGAAAGTCCGTTAGTAGACGCATCACCTGCTGTTACTTCCATGTCCGCATTATTGAACACATCTGTTGCCGCTGAGGCACCAGTGTTGTTCGATCTAATTTCAAACATTTGGTAAGGATCATCGTTTATGAATGCAACAATGTCAGTAGCGGCATTACCTGCTACTAAATTGTTTGCAAACGTTGGTTTACTTGTTGTTGCATCAGTAAAGAAGACTCCATTCAGACTTCCGATTAATGTGTCACCAGCTGCTGCAGTTCCTACAGTTCCATCATTTTGGGCTTCCATCCCATCATTTTGGTATGCAGCTGCAGTACTGTTGCACGAGTACTCGGCTAATCCGTTGTTGTCGTCATTCTGACCAACTTTTCTAATAGGTCTCAATCCGAAACCTACAGCACTTGAGTTTGCCATATTTTTTCTCCTTATGTAAAACTACTATCCGCAGTTTTACGGTTAACGTTAATTCGTTGGTTCGGATTGTTAAAAATTTTTTTAACTATCGTTTGCCACCGAAGGTACGAGACTGCTTATCGATATCGATAGGCATTCTATTATCCTGTTCCTTCATTAGATCGTTATCTAATGCGTCGACTTGATCTTGAGCTTGTTTCTCAAAATAAGTTTGTCTCTGACGCGCGATCTCTTCAGGTACCCTTGTCAGCACAAGGCCTCCGTGACCTATTACTCCAGCGTATTTGCCATCCGCGATAGCTGGGAAATCATCTTGTGGATATTCATCGACTCTTACTAATTCATACCCAGACCTTAAGCGTCCTTGTATGTTTTTCGTGTCGGCGACTCCCAAAGTTTCAATCCTGACCCATCTGTGTCGGTATCCGTTTGGCGCGTTGGGCGTATCTAAGTACGATGGTGGAGTCCAAGGTTTTGAAACAGTTTTCGGTTTTACCGTTGCTGCCTGTGATTTAACTTTTGTTGAATCACTTTTACTTTGGCTCGCACGAGTTGGTTTTTTATTTGTCATATGCTTATACCTCCTTCGTGATTAATTGTTTTGCATACTCTTCTAATGGCACACCTAGTTTTTTCGCTATTGCGACCTGTGATGATGTGAGCCTCACAGATTTGCGACCGGCCTTTGAACTACGCGTTGCAGAGGCAACGTTTTGTGTAGGTTTGCTAGTCTGTTCTACTTTAGTCTTACCAAATTTATGCGGAAATTCCAACCTAATTCTTTTGTCTATTTCTTTATAATATTCATCAGATTTAGGATCTACTCCGTCTTCTTCGGTAATTTGTCTATGTAGATCAAATGCAGTGTAAGTCATTGCACTATCTTTACCAAACCACTCATTCTTTTCAGCCCATGCTTCAGCTTTAGGATCTGGTGGTGGGGTTTGTTGAACTGGTTGTGTTGGAAGAGTTGGTCTAGCTTTTGCTTCCTTTTCCTCCATAGCTTGCTTACTTTTTATTTCTGCAAGTTTACCTTGTTCATAACCTAATTGAGAAATAGAGGTTAAAGCTTCAACTTCAGCTTTTGCATCACCTTGTTCTCTTGCAATAGCCAATTTAGATTGTGCTGCTGCAATAGAAGAAGCAATTCTTCCTTCCATTTCTGATGTATAATTTTTATCTAAACTTGTAGCAGCTTTTCCTAATTCGTCTTTTTCTGCTTTTACTCGTCTAGCATACTGAATGGCTTCTTCTCTTTGCCTTTCAGCCTCACGCATTTTCTTAGTAAGCTTGGCGATCCTTTTCTTAACACCTTCGCTATATTCTTCAACTGCTTTAGAGTTATCTGATTGCTTATCACTCCCTGACTCCACAGTTTCTTTCTTAGCTTCGCCGCCTTCCTTAAGTTCCTGCTTCTGTTCATCTCGAACATCCACTGGCTTATCAGGTTTCTCAGATGTATCATCGGGCTTACTATCGTTTTCAATGGTTTCAATAATTGGTTCATTGCTCTCCTTTTCTGCTTCTTTTTTTTCTTCTGGAAAGATAACTTCAGCACCAGGGCCTTTGTCATCTATATCTATTGTCTTTTCTTCGCCGTCTATTTTGCTTGGCATAGTTTCCTCCTATGGTTATTAAAATTCGTGGAATATATCTTCGGGGTTTTCCACGGTCGCTAAGATTTCATCATCATTGAGAAGTCTTATCTCACCCCCATCTATCTTGATTCGTGATCCGGCATATCTTGCAAAGATAATCCAATCACCTTTCTTGCACCAAGGACCTTCTGGGTATCTCTCTTTGTCGTAACAATGAGGACCCATGTCCAATACTAAACCACACGTAGATGCCACTTGTGATCGTTCAATGGTGTCTTCTGCTAAAATAATACCACCTTTAGTTTTTTCCTTTTGTTTAAAAGGTAAAACCAAAAGTCTCCAACCCGTAGGTTTCGGTAATTTAGCTGAATCTGAAGTTAAATCTTTTTCTTTTTTAACGCCTACCAGTTCTTTATTCGGTAGTTCTATTTTTGGCTTTGTTGCCGATGTCGATAACTGTTCCTTCATTGTCTTTTCGCTCCTTTTTTTCTAGCAGGCTGGATATTTCCTGACTTAAAT